GAATCTTTACGAGAACCCCCCTCGGGCTGAGGCGCTTTTAGGTTGCTTCCCGTCTCTCTATTGTATTTGGCACGACCCTTGGCTGTGAGTCCAGCGCCGCGCTCAACAGATAATTTTTCACCACGACCCACTGAAAGTGATACATCACCGCCGTCTTTCTTCTTAGCGGTCTTGGCCGATTGCTTAAACGCCTCAGCAGTCGGTGCACCGGCACTTCCTACTTTGCGCATTTTCTCACCAGAGCCTTCTGCAATGCGTTCACGCTTGGCATGGATATTCTCATATAGACCACCGCCTTTCATGGTCTTATCTGCTTTTGCAAACTCTCTACCCACTTTCTGAGGAATACCAACTTTCTTGGCAAACTCAGGACTATGGGCCACCGCTTGCATCAAGCGCTTCTGCTCAGGTGATTTGCTTGGCATGATTAGTTTGTAGGATTTACATAATGCTTTTGCATTTCTAGAATAATCGTATAGGTATCACCTGCCGATCCATCTAGCGTTGTAAACGTAATGACACCCGTCTTACCGGCGCCTGCGTTATTCCACAAACCGCCAAAGCCAGAAAAGTCTTGGGTGTAATTTGTATTCTGTGGGATTGTTCCAATGACCACTGGCGCAGTGGCTGCCCAATTTAACTGAACTTCTAAGCCGTGGGTCAACGCGTGTATCTTTAAAATGCTTACAGCATCACAAGCACCACCGGCATTTGAAGGTAAAAGCGCAGAAGGCGTGACTTTTGCCACAGCGGATTCGTTCTCCGTTGTGCTCATGGTGGTATAAAACTTCATAATAGCGACGCGCTCGCCGTCAAACAATGTCTGCGAGGTGGCAGTAATAGTCATAAATATCTCCAAAAAGCAGGGGGCGAACCCCCATGCTTATCTAAAAGGAACCGCCTTTTTTCATGGCTTTATGGCCTGAACCGCCTTCGCACATCATTTTAGCAAAGCCGCCATCTTTATAGCCACCTTGACCATTAACTACGCCGCCAGTTGCATACTTTTGGATAATTCCGCCAGTTGCGTATTTAGGCATACCGCCTTTTTTGTAGCCGCCTTGAGCATTAGCCACACCGCCAGTCTTAAGACCTTTATGGGCCTTTGATGCCGGTTTGCCTTCATGAGACATTAATTCTTTCTTAATGCCTTTAATCTGGCTTTCTTCTTTCATGTGCATTGCTTTGCTTTCAACTTCGCCGCCTTTTTTACGCATCATAGGGCGAGCAGCGGCTTGTTCCGCCATGGCCGCTTCCATCATAGCTGCACGAGGATCAGGGCGACGAGCAGGCATAGGACGACGACGAGTCATTGCGGGAGCTGCCGCAGCGGCCGCTTGCAATGCGCCCATAGGCATACCGCCATCGGCCATTTTAGTCTTGCCGCCTTTCTTCATACCTTTACCAACTTCATCAACTGATGGCTCAGTTGATTTCATCATCTTCATCTCTTTAAAACCCATGATCTACTCCTTAGGCTTGAGTGACGCCGAGAGCGCCGGTACGAGTTGAGTTTGGACCAACAGCAATTGCTGGCAACAAGATTCCGACTACTGTACGAACGATGCCATTCGATGCGGTAGCAGGGGTGTATGTACCGCGAACGTCACCAGTGGTGGTCGTAGCAGTTGCAGTATCAGCGGCAATAAAACTACCGCCATCTTGCGCCAAAGCGTTGTTACTCTTAACGCTTGCCACATAAGCAATGTTAGGAACACGAACTGGGCAACCCAACACGTTGGTTGTTCCAACAGTCAAGGCAGTACCAGTCGCGCCACTCACGCTCACAGAGGTGATGAGGTAGAAGGCTTTCAAACCGCTCACAGCAGTGCTCACAGCAGCGCTAGAGGTGATTGCCTCGCTCATTGCTTGACCGTAAACGTCAAAACCAGAGACAGTCACAGTCACAGGAGCCACGCCCAAGGTGTAAGTCAAGCCTGTCGGTGTACCTGCCGTGGTCACCACTGCCGCACCTGCTGTAGTAGTGAGCGTTGCAGAGGTTGCTGTCACAGCGGTCAGGATGTAGGTCGTTGGGTTGGTGTAGCCAGTGATAGTACCTGTGCCACCTAAAGTGCCAGAGATTGTCAAACGCTGACCAGTTACCAAACCAGCTTGCGAGGTGAAGGTGATTTGACCACCAGTGCCTGCAATCACAACGCTTGATAATGTTGCAGCAGCGGCAGTTGCAGTTGTTACGCTAACGCCACGAGGCACATCAAGAGCAAAAGCAGAAGTGCCAGCGGCTGTTGTAATTGACTTTACGCTTGTCCCAGCCGTTAACGTCAATGCACCCGCGGCAGCAGGAGTTTGTGAAGCGGCAATATTATTCGCAACAGCAGCTTGAGGAACCACATCCCAAACGTAGATGCGACCTAGTGGGCCAACACCAATGCTCATTGGAGACGGATTGTCAAAAAGCTCTAAATCATGCAAAGTCAATGCAACAGTGTTTGCAATATTAATTGCTTGGTTAAGAGTATAAGTACCTACGCCGCCGGTACCGGTACCAAAAGCAGTGATGTACGTACCGTCAGTCACGCCTGCGCCATCAACAAACATGCCGAGCGTGATCGGTGCGCCAAAGCCCACAGAGGTGATTGTTAAGGTTGTGGACGAAACGCTACCAGTGCCACCGATTGCGGTAGTTGAATAGTTGCGTAGACCTGTACCCATAAAAGTTGGTGCAGAACCTAAAAATAGGTCGTCTGAAAATTGAGGCATTTTTAATCTCCTGTGGCTTGAACCACTCGGGTTAATTGAAAAAGGGGCTAGGTTTTACGCTAGCCCCCTGTCCTACTTTAGACTCCGGGAGTCCCGTAGACTGCGCGTGGATCTGTCCAGCTAATCCAATAACGCTCGGTGGCCTTATAGCGCATCGAGTCAGTCTCAAAGTCGCCTTCCATAGTCTTTTCAAGACCACGGCGCATCATCAGCTTCAAGCCTTCTGGAGCGTCTGTCTGTACCCACCATGCTGTCGAAGAAGTCAAACGCGACATAACAGCAGCGCCTTCAGGCATCAAACCAATTGACTTAACTGGGTTGATGTCGTTGTTGGCAGTACCGGTACGAAGGACCGACTTCAGCAAGACTTCAGCTTGGAATACGTTTCCGGGAGCAACAACCAACTTAGTAGGCTGAAGACGAATCTTCTTGCCGTTGTTGTCCACCGCTTGACGAACCTGAATGAGCATCTGCTCAAGCGAGGTTTGCGACAAGTTAGCTGCTGTGGTCAACAGGTTGCTGAACGTACCGTTAACGATTGGGTGAGCGTTGGAGCTCAACTGCACGCCGTCACCGCCGCTGTACGAACTGTTGAACGCGCGGTTCAATACGTTCGCTGCGAGGGTTTCTTTCGTCTCAATCAAAGACTGTGCCAAGTGCTTGGCATAGACCTGACCGATACGGATGTGATCGCCGTCTTCGACCAAAACTTTCGTCAGTGCGAAAGCAAGACCGTAGACTTTGTACACATAGCGCTGCAGGAAGAGAACGCCACCTTGTTGGTACGACACTGGGCTACCGTCTGGGAGCTCAGGAGCCGCGCCGAAACCGTAGAGAACGGGTTCTTCGTGGTAGTTCCTTGGGATGCCAATTTGTTCGCGGAACACTTTGCTCCACTCATCGGCACGTTGGTCATAGATGCCATCGAAGCATTCGTTGAGGATTGGCTCAACGATACTCCGAAAGTCAGTACTGCGCATTGGAGCGGCCATTTTCTAGTCCTCCTTAAATAGCGTTAACAGTTGCGATGAACTGAGGCTTGCTGACCTGTACACGAACAATCACAAAAGGATCGCCCCAGTTATTGTCTGGGTAAGGTGCAATATCAACAATACGGAACTGTCCGGCACTACCTGAACCAACGAGCGATGCCGACAAAGTTGCTTGCGACAAACCAGTTGTAGTAGAACCAGCAGCAAAATTGCTCAAATTCGCTTCATTGCCGATAGCTGTCTGAGCCATTGTGCCGTCAGTTTGAATTTCATAAACGATTTGTTGGTCGTTATAGAAATACGCAACAATGCTACCTGCGATAGCAGCTGTACTTGCGGGCCAATAGTTTGATACACGACGACGACCAGTTGTATCAGTCCACTCGACACCTGCAAAGGCACCAGAGACCAAACCGCTGTTGGTAGTTGTATCTAAAACGGGAAGAATAACGCCAGCATTAGGCGAATACTGCACGGCCTGACCTTTCAGGATTGCAGTGCCATAGCCGGAGGTAATACCATTAGCCAGTGCCTGTGCGCGTTCCAACCCTGTTGGAAAGTATGCGGGCCGCAGGCCAAAAGGTGCAGAGGTTGCACTCATGGATTGCTCCTAAAATAGTTAAAAGAAATTTTGGTTTTCGCTTTCTTCAAAGCTAGCAGCAAAATCACCTAATAACGTGATTTTAGGATTTTTGTGCTGCCCACTTTATGCAAAATGGGCAGCTATGCATTAATTATAACGTCTTATTTTAAAATTTACAATATTATTCAAAAACAGGTAGCGGAATAGAACTATCATCAGGAATTCCATCACCTTCTTGCTTAACCAGACTCTTCCCGTTGCTGTCTCGGGCATTTAGAAGCTGATCTTGCTGCATCCGAATCTTATCTGCTTCTTCCATGGGGGCGTAGTGGTGAGTTTCCAACATATAGCCTTGATAAATATCCATAGGAAGCTTATAGAGCACCATCTCATTGCAAGAAATGTGTCCTACGTTCTCGCCGGCCTTAACTTTTAGATGTTCAAACCCGGGTAATTCATCAGATTTAACAGCCTGATAGCCTAAGCGCATACGCTTATGGATCGGATCGTACTGATTAGTCGTCGATAACCAGCAATAGTGCCATTTGTCACTATCAGGTACGTTTGGCAAAGCTTCTTGCGTAAACTCTGTCTTAAACATTTTGCGGCGTTCCGCTGCAGACATAAAATTATCTTCAGGAGCAGCGCGTGACTTGTCTTGAACAGCGCGGCTTTCGCGGCCCGAGTTCAGACTTTTCTTAATACGGTCATCAGTCATGATTAATTTCCTTTATTTTTGCGGTCAAACTCAACAAAACGCTTCACCATTGCAGCTTTGCGCACGGGATCGTCCCACGCTCCAGCTTCTTTCATGGCGCTGACGCGTTCAGGCGAGAGGCGAAACTCATTGGCGCGGCCGACGGGAGTGGTCTCCCGACCCGAACCTGTAACTACTGAACGTGGGCGCTGAGTCATACGAGGCTTAGCGGCCGCCGCGCCGTAACGGTGAGGTAAATATTTTGCAAGGCGATCATCGAGTTCTTCCCAATATTCTTCCGAAGACGGGTCGAAACCTTCGTCGGTAAGTTTTTTATCAAACCGCTGAGCAATCTCAGAGTCCATGTCTTTGCCTTGAGGGTCATACCACTCATTGCGTGACATCCAGTCAGCAGCATTGCGTTGTACCTGAGGATCCGGTACATTGATATTCTGCTTAGGCGCTGCCATTTGCTTGGTGGCATTGTCTTTGATGTTTTTTAATGCTTCGAGCCTGCGCTGCGATTCATACATCAATTCCTGCGCCTTGACGACAGCGTCACCGTCTTGACTAGCGACCGCTTCACGCATCTTCATCTTAGCGTATTCAATTTGGACACCTGTATCTTCGATGACCTTATCGACACGAGCCAGTTCTGCGCCTGAAGTGCGTGTCTCAAGATTAGCTAATCTGCCTGCTAATTCTTGATTTTGTTTCTTTAAAGCATTGATCAGGTGGTTAGACTGGCTAGCCTTTTCGCGATGAATTTGTTTCTTTAGCCGGCGCTCTTCGCGTCGTGCAACGCGTATGGCTTCACGATCTGGATCATCAGCATCGACCCCAGCAGTATCATCAGGGTGGTTATCGACTTCTCCGCCTTCTGCAAGCTCTTGAGGATTTTCTTCGGTCTCTGGTAATTGCGCCAAAGCACTACCGTCTTGTTCTTCTGCGACTTGCATTTCAAGTTTATCTGTCGAGTTCATAGGAACGCCTTCACTTTAAGTGGATCACCCGTGACCTTAGAAATCAATTCGTGGTCATTAAAAATAGCAAACAAAGCCATTTCAGGATTATCTTCGTTTTCTTTAAGAGGAACTTCCCAGCGGTCACCGCCCCATTTAGGGACTCGCACAAATTCACCAATCTCCGCCCAACTACCTTCAGGCCAAGGCAGCATAGTGTCGCGCTGCTTAAATGCAAGAGGCCCCATTGCAACGATTTTTGCAACTTGGGTATTCCATTTTTCGGTGTCTTTAGTCTCTTCGACCAGAATGATCCCACTTGACGTGGTCTTCTTTGGGGTTTGCTTGAACTGCACTAAGATACGAGCGCCAAGCGGGGCACAGCCGGAATCAACTACGGGAAACGCTTCGTCCAGTGTCATGCGACACTCCTTATTAAAAGCGCCATTCGGCGCGGGAAGGTTGCAATGCTTATGCCCTATTTTTGGTTCAGGTATAGGGCAGACCTGTAACTAGTAACTAATAACTATTCTTCTTTTAACAGTTCATCCAGTATATCTAAAGCTTCACCCAAGCCCTGATACTGGCCAACCAGTCTATGATACGACTCTATATTGATAGCATGCCCGTCAGCCAAAGCCAGCGCTATTTCTAGACGCCGCGCTTTGACTTTTCCGATAAGATCACTTAAAGGATTAACGGCCACGGCCCGCAGCCTTGCGTGGAATAGCAATCGCAATAGTCAGCCCGGGCATTTTAGCTTTGCCGCCCTTATTAAAACTTGCAATCTTTGCGCCTGTCGCTTTTGGCACAGGAGCGACAGTGCCTTTAGCCGGAAGATTGGCAACGCCTTTTTCAGGCATGACCTGCCCGCCTCTTGCGTATTTCTGAATCACTGATTTACCGGGAGCTAATGGGACTGACTCGCCCATTGCCATACGCTTGTGTTGCGAAATTGCTTCTGCCATGATTAAACTCCTTGAGCTGGTGGTGCAGATTGAGGTGATTGCATTACTTGTTGCTGCGCTGCTTGTTGCTGAGCCGCCTGTTGTGCGGCCATTTGTTGCTGCTGTTGTGCTGCCAACTGTTGGCGTTGCATCTCATGCTGTTGCTCCAGCGTGAGAACACTTACGTTTTGAGTAATCTCTGCGGCTTTAATTTGCTGATCAGCCACATTTTTTTCTTGCTTGGCTTGAGTATCTGCTTGAAGTTTAGCTGCATCGAGCTGAAGTCTAGCTTGATCATAGGCGCCCTTGCGTTGCGTCTCTGCCATTTGTGTTTGCACTAACGCTTGCACAGACGGATCCGTAGGTTGCATCTGCCCTCTAAGCTGTTGCATCATCTGTACAGCCTGCTGAATGATAGGACCGACTTGCGCAAACTGGCCCTGCTGCACATCTAGGAACACGTGCTGTGAAGCTGCGGCCAAGAGCCGTTGAGCTTCGCGCACGATGGGTTCTACTTTAAGAATATTAAATGGCCGCTCTAAAGACTCGCTTGCATAGCGATCCATTTGGTTTAGATACCAAAGCGTTAAGTGCTGCTTCATGTGCTCGATAAACCCGGGCAAGAAGGTCGGTGCAATAATTGGGCTAGCCCCATACATCGGGTCTTTGGCATAGTCCAAGTGTACTTGCATATGAGCTAAATGATCTTGAGCGGGAAACGCACCGGCAGGTTTGCCAAGTGTCATCGCCACGTTCTCGAGCGCAGGGTTCATGTCCTGTACATCTTGGGGGTCGGGTAAGACCTCGTTAATGTCGGGTAACTTGATTTGCTTAAGGATTCGTTTCTCGACCGCCAGTCTATTGTAAAGATCTGGATTCGCCTGCGCGCGTGCAGCAAGGGCTTGAACCTGAGCATAGCGTTGTGACTCCGCAAAGATGTGTGGGTCCGAGACTGGGACGATGTCCGTATTTTTTTCAAAATCTGCAGAGCTGACGCCTAGCTCTTCTGCTGTCTCGTCCATAGCGTCATCGAGGTACCAGCGATTTAGACGAGCAATGATCTTCAGCACTCGCGCTTGGCTGGTATGGAGACGTGCGTGGATCGATGAGAATACCGCTGCGCCCTGTTCGATCAGCGCTTGGGTTGTGCCTACAGGAGAGTTAGAAGTCACATCAGCGATTTTCTCTTCTGCCGTGGTGACTACGCCCTTAGCTTCTGCTGTTAACCACCCAAGGAGCTGCATCAGCACAGCAGACGGTGGATTGAAAGGCATAGGCATTGCAATCTTTCTGATGTCATCGACTCCGGGCGCACCCTCGATCTCAACGACCTGAGTTGGCTCGATCACCAAGCTTTGGCCTGACACCTTGCCGCCCTTCAGTTTCAGCATAGTGGCTGAGTTGTTGATATGAGCAGTATCAAGAAGAGCGCGCAGGGCACCAGTAAGAGCAGCAGACAGCCCACCAATAAGATGAGGAAGACCAATTGCATAAGCGCCTCGCCAAGGAATAAACTTAAACTCTACGATCCAGTCAAGTTTGTTCATATCCTCATCGCCGTCTTCCCAGTTACGGTAAAGACCGACGACTTCGGTAGTCAGCTCATCGACCATTAGAATATAAGGGGCGCGTTCACCTTTGGAATGTGAGTCATCTTCCAATTCCATCCAAGTATAGACGTGATAAACACGGCGCACACCATCTATATTGGAATCCTGTTGACTGCGGCCTTCGATCTTGTCATTGGCCTTCTCTGGCCGTGTTTGATCCGGCTCCTGAGTGGCGCGATAGACATCGAGATCGCGGTACATGCCTGATGACACACGGATCTCAAATTCTTCCTGCGTAATATCATTAACCTCGGTCACACGGCTCGCCGTATAGAAGTTAGCAGCAGAGAATGGTAGGTATACGTTATCGATTGGCAAGAACTCGGCGCAGGGGCGGCGCTTCTGAGCGTCATACCAGAGCTTCATGTACTGCGAACCGCCTAATGGAAGCTGGGTTAAGAGCTGCTCTTCTTCGTCTCGGTACTCTTCGATCTGCTCGGTGAGCTGCCAGTTCATGTAATCGCGCTTGCGCTCGGCTTTATCTGTCTTTTCTTCCGTCACATCGCCAATTATCTTAGTTTTTACTGGTCCGTCAGGCGGAAATAGCTCTTTAATGGCTCGTGCGGCGAAGTCGACACATCCTTCGGCCATAATAGGGTGGACAACCTTACTTGCCCCTTGGAACTGAGCGCCTCCGGGCGCATCGTGCCCTAATCCAGTGCGGCGAAGACCTTCTTCGTATTGCTTATCGCGACCTTCGCGTGCGTCTTTGTCTTTTTCGACGAGTTCGATGTACTTCAATGCCAGTTTACTGAGCTCCCAAGTATCTAACTCATCAGCCAAGTTAGAATAAAAATCAGGTGACTCATCAGGTGTCTTTAGATTGTCCAGTTTGACAATGGCCGAGCCGTCTTCTTGCTCTTCGACGTCTTGGTCAAAGAGTTTGATCTCTGGAATGTCAGCAAATTCCTCGCGCTCTGCGTCTTCTTGAGCAGAATCGACAAAGCGTCCATAGTCCTGCGGGATAGGCATTTCAGTGGCCATAATTATCCTTAGCGACGGGTCAGCGCGTAGCGCATGTCGTCTATATTATTTGAGAATTCTACCTTACCACCGCGTCTTTTAGCTGGGATTTGTCGCTTTGCAGCAATTAGATTTGGCAGATCTAAGTTTAATAGCGTTGATGCTTGACGATTTTTTACCATTTTATCCAGAGTGTCGGTCACTGCGCCGCCGTCTGCCATGCGTCTGACTCTACCGCCTCGAGCCATGTTAGGGATATTTGGATGTATCCGCACATAGGGCGTCAAATCAGGGCTGGCTAGATATGAATTGACTACTTGTGAAAGATCGGCGCCTCGTAACTTCATAAAATTATTTAGAACTGTTAGCGCTTTTACTTTTTGCTCATTCTCCCAACCCTCAGCCATCACTCTGGTTATGAATCCATTAACTTCACCGTAAGATGGATGATCATCGAGTATTACGCTATTAAGTTTAGCTCTAAGACCGGGGGCAAGTTGTACGCCGTCATCACCAAGAATAACCTGAATTCCAAATTGCTCTTTGGTATTTAGACCGTGTTGAGCAGCAACACGCCTTACAAACTCATCCACAGTGGTCATAGGACCTCTACGCAATTCGCTGAGTCCGGTATGTATGCCACTTAAAGCAATGCGCATTGGGTCAGACGTAGGAGTCACTTCTTCTCGCATAAATGCAGGGACAGTCATATCGGCAGGAACATTATATTGATCGCGCAGAGTTTGAAAATGCGCGTCCACTCCGTCAGCGTCTCTCGTAAAAGCTGCAAATTGCTCAGGCAAAAGTCGCTTTTGTGCAAATTGTCTTAAAACAGCTTTTCCGTTATCGACCACAGAAGCTGGGAATTTATCGATTTGCGTCATCTGCTTATATACGTTATGCATGTCCACACTGTTATACATGCTGTCCGTGATATTGTGCGTATAGCGATCAGCAAACTCTCTTAATTCTGGTAGGCTTGTGCCTTGAACGGGATTAGTCACAAGCTGCGAAAGTAAGAGCGCGTCATCACGCAGATCAGGAGTAACCCTGTCTTTAATATATGCAGGGACATTTATATCAATGGGGGAAAAGAAATTTGTAACAAAATCTAAGTGTCTATTTAAAGTCTCTTGTGTTGCATGTCTAAAATTTCGACCTGCACGTAACGCATCGCTACGAGCCCCTTGATCCAGCGGCATATTTTCAAATTCAGCAAGCGCCGTCTGCAGATTTATCGTCTGATCATGTATATTTTCATTAGTATGAAGAGCTTTTGCAGAATTTATTAAGTCATTCACTTGCACAAAATAAGGACTATAGTCAGGAACAGCAAGGCCTTGGGTATTAGTAGATACGTTATCAAAGCTCATAAGAATATCTGATAGATTATGCTTTTGCGCCTCGGTGAGATTTGCTACGTCAGTAAGTCCATGCTGAGTCAATACAGCCGTATTAGTCGGATCATGGTAATGCACTTCACGTACAGCAGTCGCTAGCTTTCGTACATCGCTCGGCGAATGAGTAAGTGCCACGTCTATGACCTTTTTATGAAGAGCAGGAGGTAATTGCGAACTTGGACTATAGATGTTGCCCATTAAAGCATGCCCTAAAGTCCTAAATTCTATTGGTAGACTGTCAAGATTAAAACTAAAATTAGGATCTGTTATATTAGAAGCAGCTAGTCTTGATATCTGATCGCTAAAAGTAGTACTTAACGCCTGTGTTGCGGCACGTCTTTGCTTTAATTGCTCAGCATGTAATACATTTTCTTGCTCACGCGCTGTTTTAAGCGTGGCAATATGCCGTTCCACATCGGCAAGATTATTTGCAGTATCCGTCCCAAGACTAACTTGATGTTTTAACTTTTCAAATTTAGTAATAAATTGGGTCAAAGTCGTTGCATTAGTTAGATGGTCTGCAGGATCAAGAGTAGGAAGAGCATACGGCGTCATGTCCATCTGTGCAATGATAGCCTTGATTTGATCTCCATTTAAAAATCTAGGTGCAAGAGGCGAGCCTGTCACCGCCGCGTCGGCGTTATATTCGTCAATTATAGTCTTGACCTGTTTATGATCCCATGAAGGATTTATCTCATCTAACCCTGAGTTGTGCATAGGGTTAGAATGATGAGTAAAAGCGCGACCCATGTCCGCAATTTGAAGTTTATTTAAGCCCTGTCCTATAGAAATGTACCCAATTTTCTTGGCGTTTTCGTTAAACCAAGTAACCATATCTTGGGCCGCTTCTGGGGTTATAGCTTTGCGCCCGCTATCTTTTGGACCTGAATCATCGACGCCGCCGTCTTGATAACCTTGGACTTGAATGACGTCAAACTCACCTTTTTTATCAGGTGGACTTGTCTCCGAAGTAACTAATACATTGCCTGCCGGATCGCGCAACGACGCAATCTCTTTAGTGCCCTGTTCTACACCTCGAGTAAATGGTGTATGCCCATGAGGCCTTCCGGGCTCGGGAGGTTCAGATCCCATGTTCGGGTAGTACGCTGCATTCGGAGGTTCTTTTCCTGTATGGGGAATAACAAGTGGACGGTAGTGGCGCTTTTTAAATTCGTCCGTATCATAAAAATCATCTGTAAGTCGTTGTGGCGGTTTTCCGGCATGCGCTACGCAATGGTCTAAGTCATAACAGTCTGTCGACAAATCGCGAACCATCATGTGCTCAGAAGCCGGATCAGTGACCATGGCCTTATTAAATATAATGAGTTTATTGCCTGTGCCGGGGAACACTTGCCCAGGGAGAGTGTTCAGGCGTTCGAGTTTAAAGACCTTGAGCGCGTCATTTGATTTCTTTGCTTTGGCTATCTCCGCCTGTTTTTCTTTAAGAAGCTGAAGTGCAATACGTTCTGGGCTGATTTGATTTACATTCTCGAGCTTAATACGTCCCGCTAAAGCGTCTTGTCTAAACCGTTCATCAATTGGGCTAAGCGGGTGATCGCCTATATGCGCATTAATGTCATATATTGGCGCGGTGTCCGTAATATAGGATAGCTGTTCAGGTGTTGCATATGGAGCGTACGTGCTATTCTTTGTAGTCGTATTGATGTATCTATCTATTAGATCTTCATATTCTTTTCCTGCAGGCGTGACTGCTGTTCTAGTCCCGACTAATGGATATTTATACTCACCTACGCCCATAGGTCCTTTGTACGAATTAGGATCTTCGCCATGTAAAAGCGCTGCATCTGCACGATTAGAATTTGCGTTATTTAAAGAATTAAGTCTATCGGCATCAGTCATTTCATCATGGAACCTAATTCCAGTCTGTTCGACTTGCGCTAAAAGAGGATCAGTCGCTACGCCTGTGCCCATTTTAGTTTCTATGTATTTCTTACGCGGGCCTGTTCGCCACGCGTTTTCTAACTGGGCAGCAAGTTCAAATCGTTCCGGCGGTATAACTTGTTTTTCGGGTTCTGCACGATGTTGTTCATTCCAAATCTTTGTATATTCATTAGTAAGTCTGTATATAACATCGTCTTGAAGTGATCCCTTATGCGGTTGACCCGTAGCAGGATCTATTGGTTTATTGGCAGCTTTGTAGTCGCGGAGTCCATCTTCATATGCCTGTTCAACACGCCAATCTATCCTACCAAGCTTAGTCGTATAGTCATCGCGCCAATAACGTATTGCGCTAGTTATGCCAGTATGCTTATATCTGTCAGATAATTCTTGCGTCATTCCGCTATAGTTTTCTAGACTCGGAAATGGCTTACCGAGATCAGAGGCTTGTACACCTCTTCCCACAGGTTTGACTGCGGCCGATGCAGTGCTGGGCACATTGGAAGGTTCTAAACCTGCAAGCATCTCATAGACCGACGGCTTAGGATCTACAAACGCGCTACTAAACTCTGAACCCATGGTCGGATACCCGGGCGTGATTCCGCGCTGTGCGTTAAACACGTCATTGCTGAATTGGCCGACATCACGTTTGACGCCTTGGCTGAGCGCGCCCATTGTGCCGCGCGGTGTTTGCAATGCGCGTGGGTTAATACCCGACACGATCGGAGGCAGACCTTGCTCGGTGCCCATAAAGTACGCAGGCGCTTCACCCATAACCTGCATTATGCTTTGCGCACTGGGCAATGTGGGTTGATACGTGACCATTCCCGCAGCAGTATTGGCAAAATCTTTGCTGGCTGCCGGATCTATCTTACCTTTGGTGACGTAGTCATACAGGTTCTTACCTACACCTGCGACAGCACCGACTGGAGGCGAGATCATGCTGGTGAACATGGACAGACCGACTTCGCCTAACGCCATGACTTGGTCACGTATTTCACGCGGCAAATTCGCTAAGTAATCAGGCAAAGACGGAGTCTGCGTCTGTTGCGGTTGCTGTTGCTGTGATAGCTCAAACTTCATCTGATCAAGACTAGGCCCAGTCCCTGGGACTTCACCAGCAACTTCCCTGTGTGGCGCAATGGGGCGTCCTGAGCCATCGCCAATAGGCGTCTCTATTGGGACAGGATAGCGGCCGCTAACTCCGCTAGCAGGATCACCGAAATAGTGATAGCGGTACCCGGGTGGTGGCGCCTCATCATCGTATTGAGCCATGACTATTTCCTAAATGTGTTCACGAATCCGCCTATTTTATAGCCGGGGAGTTTCTGGCCTTCACCTTTAAGTATGTGTTCTATTGCTTCGGGCGTGAAGTCGATCTTATCTAACATGTGATGGTCGCTACCGGCGCCACTAAATCCGGGGTCGGCAAACACCTTTGTGACCGTCACGCCTCTAATCTTTTTAAGCGGGGTGATCCCTTCTTTGACAATCTGCTGATCATAGATTGGCGCGTACCTTTCAGGTTTTCCTGATCGTACTGCTGCAATGGCTTTAGCTGTAGGCGCGTAGACAGTTTTTGCCCCATTCTCTAAGGCGTGCTGAATAGCGGCTTTAAATAAAAGACCGTGCACCTGATGCAGAGGTCCAGTTTGTTTTGCACCTTTGTTGGCATCAGACTGAATCTCTTCTATAAGCATTGCACCGGGGTCATTGAGACGAGTTGTATACGGTCCTGTCTCCAATTGAGTATGGGTCTGTCCCATGTCAGTAGGATCTTGCAAAAACGAGCCTCGTATATGGCCGATCGTTCCACTAGGCGCTTTATCATAGTGACGATACGGTTCTTTATAGTCAGGATGCGTGACGCCTATCTCAAAATAACGATCATCATCAAGTGTATCTTGTTTTAAACGTTGGTCATTGCGATACGCATAGTCTCCTGACGTGCCTTCTTCCGCCATGCGCGCAGTCGCCCTATCAAAAGCTATATCGCGCTGTATGTCGTAAAAGGCTTCTTCAAAATGGTCATAAGTTCTGAACCCTCTGTCCCTAACAATTTGACGTTGTCTAGGTGTCAAACTATCAAAATTACCCGCACCGAATGCGTCTAATAAAGGCATTTCCATTTGCGGTCCAAATCCTAATTGGTTAAAGACAGTTCGATTAACATTATCGTCATCATACAAATCGTCAAACGCTTCGTCTATATAATGCTGAAGATTATTGTCCGATGCGCCTTTAAGATCGACCTTCTGATACTCAGACGGCCTGACCTTATCAGCCAGTGCGCCCTTGGTGACTTTCTCATTTGGGTCAAGGGCACGGATTGGACCAAACCCAGTTTCTAGCCCACTTGCTGTCATGCCGGGCATACCTTGCACCTGATTTAAAAAACTCGACACAGGCTGCGTCTCTGGCCCCTTAAACATCTCGCCTGTGATATTCGGTCTGAAATTTAGATTGCCTTTGGGGTCGACCACGTAACTTGCAGGACTTGGCACTCCCGGGATCTGCCCTGCCATGTACAGGTCGCTTGCCATCTCTGCCACCGGTTTGGCATAAGTCTCAGCGGCAAAGCGTCCAGCATTAGGACCCATGCGCAAGTGCGGGATCCCAGAGATGACAGGCGGGAGTGCACCTAGCTTCTCACCAACCTGCTCAGCGTAGTACTGCCCAACCGGCGTCTGCGGTTGGTAGGTCGATGCCTGCTCCCACTTCGCACCTGTCTCGCGTGGATCTTGACCTGTTGCCAAGCCGTAACCTGCTCCTGCAATTCCAGCCAGATAGCCAATGGGCGAGGTGCCGACCATCATAGCGGTCTCACCCGCTGCGATGAGTCGATCCCTAAAGCTGGGATCTTTAAGCATCAGCTCAAACTTCTGCTGAGCGGGAGTTGGCGGAGTCTCGATGTACTGGCCTTCGGGCGTTGCCTGAGGAATCGAGCGATCGATGGTCGGATCATACGGCATATGGGTTCACTCGCTTGGGTCTCTCATCATCTGCATAGCGATCCGAGTCATCGGACACTGGGTCAATGCCCAACAGACCCATGTCACGCAAGATGCGAAGCGCTTGGCTCAGCGCGTCACAGTAGTCATCATGCTTTGAATTAGGGAAGCTGCAGACTTCACGAATAAAAGGCTCGATCCACTTACGAGGGTGTCCGGCTCTCGCTTCAGACTCAGGTAAGTAGACTCGCCCACGTTGGATCAAGGGGGCAATCAGGTTAAGCCGCATAGTCTTATCGGCTTTCCCTGGGTTGTACCCACGTACATTCAGGCCTGCGCGCTGCAGGTCTTGGATCAGGCTAATGCCTGCGGACTTGTCCTCTATCAGGATCAGGTCGACTTTCTTGCCGTGGCCGAATTCGTTCTCATCGCCGTAGATCGAGGTAGCCTCATCGATCACCTTAGGCCGCAGATCGGGATAGAGCATGTGCTCGCTCCAGCAGTCGATCAGCATAGCACTCATAGGCTTGTCGGGTGATGGCTTGAAGATCCCAAGGACCACACAGGCCGTCGGGTCATTGACCGTCTTATCTGAAGTGGCCACATCGTAGGACTGGACCACGTACTCGAATTTAGGTAATTGTCGGTCAGCAGGCCAGAGTTTAAACCAGCTCTCGCTGATGATGCCGCCTTCTAGATCGCTGATCACCTCTGCGTATAACTCTTGCCTGCCGAGCTGCGTGCCCTCGAACTGGGCGAGCTCATCGATAAAGGACTTGGCTAGGTTCTCTTTGTTCTCGAACGTAGAGCCGGTAGTCATGATCGTAGAGCTGTCATTGTCATCGGCTTCTTCTACGAGTTGGCGCACGAGGTCGATAGGCTTAGGCGTGGTCGTCACTATCACCTTGGGCGTCTCCCCTAAACGCAGACCAAACTTCATCATAGACCACGTCTCATCAGGGTATTGCCAAGCGGCTGCCTCGTCACACCAGACTATGTGATGCTGAGGACCGCGCAATCGGCTAGGCTCTTCGGCAGAGAACCCACGGATAATGCTGCCGTTCTTTAGCGTGACCTCGAGCAGCGACTTGTTATAGCTAGCAATGATCGACTCTGGGAGTATACCCATTAAACCGCTCTCGCCTTCCAAGCATACGGCTCGCACGTCATTGGTCGTCGGCGCGATGATCCCTGCTCGGGTCTCTGGGTGTGTCGCTGCATACCAGCCTAGTGCTTGCGCTCCTGTCTTGGTCTTGCCCCAGCCGCGACCTGCTAGAATTAACCACGTCGTCCACCAATCACCTGCAGGCATGAGCTGTTTATCACGAGCAGTGCCTAACCAATTCAAGCGCCATGCGATCATGGCGAGGTCCGCGATCTCGAGCTGAGACATACCCCGCTTTAACGCGTTGATCTCAGCGGCCGAGATGCGACTCATTTTGTCGCCAGCTTCTCGAATGCTTCTGTGATCTGATCGATCAGTTGCATTCTCATGTCTATAGCGAGGGGACTACCGTCCGGACCACTAACCTCGAGCGCCTTGCGTTGTGCGTACCCATACTTGGACACTTCTTTTAGACTGTTATGTCTAATCGTTATATCGTTCGCAGGATTAAACGCCATCTCGGCGAGTGCGAGCAGTGGATCACCGTAGGTGTCCACAATCTTTTGGAAGGTCTCCTGCGTGTCGGCGACGCGCTTTGTGACCTGACCTTTCTTCATACCTGAGCCTGCCACTTTGGGCATGCCTTTAACCCAGCCGGTATTAGCCATAGTTTTTCAACTTGTCCTGAAAACTAGAATATTGACATTTTATGCTGTTTTGCTCTCATTTAGATACTGTTTCACGAAAGGCCACGCCTCATCGCACCCGTGAGCTACCATGACAGCGTAGCCCTCCTGACTTAGGGTCAACATAACAGCCTGCTGCTTCTCGCTGACCTTGCCACCACCACTCTTGCCGTTTACGCCTCCTTTTGCGCGCTTCATCTCTATAAACAGACCATGCATAGCGCCTGATGCTCGAGCTATAAATAGATCAGGCACACCCGCTAGGACACCCTCGGCTTTAAGGCGCACGGCCTCTGTGATCGAGCGCTGACCACCATTCGGGATTGCGAACAGCAGCACATCGGGATAAAACTGTCTTATCCTGTTTACCAAAATAATCTGCTCGGTACTCTCTAAACGCGTCGCTTTAGCCAAAATAGTCCCTTTTTGTAAAAAGCAGCAAAAAAGTCATTTGTTACCATATTACCTGCTTTTTATATTATAAATCAATGACTTGCGTGACACCAAACATTGAAAAATAGGTAACGAGTAACTCTCCCACATCGCAAAGCATCTCTACTTTTCGCCCCTCAGCTATTCAGCCCACAGCTTTTACTATATATCTCTCTATCTAATATATAAGTTACTTGTTACCTATTACCTAATAGTAAATATATGATATGTATAGATAAAATAGCTCCTAGTAAGAAAAATAAGTAACTAAATGCTATTTGTTACCAACTACCACTACGAAAGTAGCAACGCCTCTTCATCGATGATCTCCGCCATCAACGATTCTTTAGACCAATTCACTTTGCTATCCTTAAGATAGTCCTTCATTGACTTTGTAAGCTTCCGATCGGTCAGCACGTAGAACTTCAACATCCATTCAAACAGGTCTGTCGGTCGCAGCGCACTGACCATGTAACGGTCCTGAACATAGAGCGACGGCGTACTGCCGTAGTCCTTTTTCACGCCTCGCACCAATTCAAATCCCTGTTCTGCCAAAATACTTTTCACCGATGTTGCATTAGACCAGAGCCTTTTCTTACCTAGAAACTCACGGACTTGATCACGCGTGATTGCGATCGTCGTAAATGACTTGCAATCTGGTTTAAGCATGATGCCTTCAAACTCATGACCTTCAAAGGGCTCCTCGCTGCTTTCGATCGCATCTTGGATTGCTGCCTCGGCTTCAGGCGCCGCAGCATCGACCATTGCCATCGCTGCTGCCGTCCTCACTGGGAGCCTGCCATGACTAAAAGCGCTCACATCGCGCGCTAATAAAAACGCATAGACTCTATTGGCTAAGTCCCCTGTTTCAATCTCTGTGGCATACTGGGTATAGAACGATGCTGCCATCGCCACATCAGGCCCCTCGATCACCAATAACTTATCGCCGTCACGGTCAATGGAGAGCGCGTCCTCGTGGTTAGAGAACATATACATGGCATAGCGATTCATCTGGGCGATCTTGGACTTGCTCTTCGGGTTAAGGGTCTCGATATTAGAGTTGGCGAGTTTAGATTTTAGATGGTTATAGTTTCGCCTATCACCCCAGATCTCTTCGAAGATCACGACCTTGCTCCCTACATAGGCGTCATCGTATTTCTCATCGATGACTACGTTCACTGTCTTACACGCCGAGCCGAAGATATGTCTAATGGGCTCGACCGATAAGGTCTTCCCAGTCCTCGGCTTACCAAATACCAGCACCTGCCAAGTGATCTTATTCTCTGGCTTCTGGACCGTGTAAGCCATGTGATCAATGACCAAGTCCGCGTACTGCCCATAGATGTGTGTCATGAGCTGCAACCAGAGATCGACACTTCCCGCTTTTGGCACCAATGAGGGCGGTCGGTACATGTTGGCGTACATTAGGCCCTCGAAGCCAAACACATCTGAGTTAATAGTATGAAAGCCGATGCCGTCCACATTCACCCTGTTAGCGCTGCGTTCCAAGACTCTGCTTAGTTTAGGTCTAGTTCGCGTCCCCGTGTAGATGTGGCCCCAAAGTGTATCGAGTGCTTCTTTTTTGATGGCCATCTTCTTGACCTTATCCCAATACATGTTCTCGCCTGTGAGGAAAATGTACCGCTGATCAGGGATGATACCCGCCTCTGCTGGACCACCTGCATCGATGACTGCACCGTCAAAGTCGCGAACCGCCGCCCAGTTTGCGCAGTCTACCTCGGTCTGCTCACCGATATTCGCTCCCAGGGAGCTAAGTCTGCTCAAAACCTCTTCGTTTTTAAATTTATCTTCGCCCTCCGGTTTGCAACTCGAATGGAAACAGTGCACATGCCATGAGCCGTCAGTCCTTACCAATAGCCCCGTATGAGTGCCGGTGTTCGTCGTGTGCCTCTCCTCCCATGGGCATGTCACATCGAGCCAGCCCTCATCATTTTGCTCATCTGTCAACAGTAGATCCGCGTCCCAGAATGCTTTCACGATCGGATGATCCGACGCATCGCTGACCACAATATCCGAGTGTCCTCTACCTAAAGCGACAATCTCTTCGCGAGTCTTACTAATCCATCCGAGCATAGTCTCCACGCTATACCTGCTCATGGGCGACCACTGGGTCAACCTGACCATCTGATTCTGGCCTGCGTACTTTGGTTTGTTATTGCTCCCAGGGAGACGAATAAACCGAGTCAGGTCGCCAACATTATCACTGCTCCCGCTATGTTTGACCATGGCGCGCAAAAACTCTTTGGCAAAGACCACGTCCTTGATGGGTGTATCTAATAAATAACCCCACTGCTCATTGACCACACCGTCTTCGTTTATAGAAGTCTGCATCCTATAGGACGGTTCACCCCAACCTGTGGGAGGTTCATATTTACTACCAATGTCATCGAGTACGACCAAATAGACGCCAAGGCAATTCGAACTAAGTCTATTGGCCTTTCCTTGACCATTCGCCGAATAAGTCCCCACGCATGTGTAGTTATCATTGGCCTTAGGTAGATCAGATGCGCCCATATCAGCAAACCGCTTAACAGGCCAATACTGCACAGGACTCTTAGCGTATGACCCGATCACGGCGTTATCTACATCATCGCCAAAGATCGTCTGCATGATCTTAGCCGTACTTTGCGGTAGAATGATAACCTTAGTACTTGTGGTATCTCCTTGGTTTGTAGTATCTTCGGCTCCAGTCTTCCCACTGGGGCCTTCTTTTTGCTCCGAATGAAGTTCATTCATAGAGTAATGCTCCAAAATTTTTAGACGAAAAGAGTGAATATCATACACCGTGCAAGGAACGAAACATACAAACCCTGTATATAATTAAATTTTTATTGTATATCTCAAGGACACCATATGACCTCACCCTTTGACCGCCACGTCACCGCCATCAAGAAGTTAGAACTTAAAGCTTTGAAGAAACTAATTAGCCATTTTGGTTCTCACCATGCTACGGCCGCTGCGCTAAATATGACTACTCCTGCGGTCAATCTGATGATGATCAGGGGGAAGATTGGCCGCTACGCGGCATTGGCTATCGACGCTGATCCAAAGATCCCTTTCCGCCTAGAGGAGCTGCGTTCCGACTATGAAAGCCTGCGCCATTTATCGGTAGAGACTAAGCCGAAAACACGGTCGCTTAAAAAATAATTGAAAATATTTTAAAAAAGTTAACAAAAGCACGCACAACTAAAATTTTTACTGTATTATTCTTCTTGTGCGAGTTGCACACCTAAACAAAATGTCGAAAAGGAAACACCATGAACCGCAGCCACTTAATGAAAGAATTGACCGAAATGAAAAAAGTCGGTATGAAAGTTCCTTACAACGCTTTTACTTTAGTCATCCAAGCATCAGACGCAGAACTCGCTAGCTATGACGATATGTCTGTCTCTGAATGTGCCGATATGTTTATCTCTATGGCACGGTGCTAATCAAGTATAACTGATGAGGCCTGATTGGCCGAAACCGCTACGGCGGTCTTATACAACCTAACTTAAAAATCTCGTAAAGGAAATAAAATGTCTAACTCATCAAACGCAATTTACAACAACTTAATGGCTCAACTTCAAGACAAAAACGCATTGTTCAATGTGCGTGAAGAGGCTATCCAAACTGCTTCAGGTATCATTATCCCCGGCAAGAAATCACTGATTAACGAAGCGACAGGTTTGCCAATGTCGGTCGTCTCTACTTCTTACCGCACTGTGTCTAACGAAGAAATCTTTAACAGCTTTCTGCGTAACGTGGTCGATTCAGGTATCGATGCGACTGACGCAGAAGTTAATGTAAAGTTTGCCAATAACGGCGCAAAAACCATGGTCGACTTCCGCTTCCCTAACGAAACCGTTAGCACCTTTGGCGACACGTCAAAGACCCAACTCCAGATCGTTGCCTTAAATTCTTTTGACGGTTCTACCCGTTACGTCACCAAAGTTGGTGGCTTCCGTATGAAATGCCTGAATGGTCAGATCATTGGTAAAACGGTAGGCGCGTATTCATCGACACATAATCCTTCGCTTAACGTCGAAGCCGGTGCTGCCAAAGTCATCGCGATGTTGCAGAACTTCCGCACAGCAGGCGAATACTGGACCGCTATGATGTCACGCCGTATCACCGATGACGTGGCAATGGAAGTGATTGGCCAATTTTTCAACGTCGATCATAACGACCAGAAAGCGATGTCAACGAAGATGATCCTCGGCGTGATTGCCAAGTGGGATTCTTACGCAGACGAACTCGGCAGCAATGCTTACGCGCTGTACAACACCTTGACCGACTACGTCACGCATAAGCAGTACAAGGATGACACGGCAGCAACAGGCCTGTTATTCAATCAAGGCCGCTTGGAACGTGTGTTAGAGACCGCCGAAATTTTTGCTTAAATCAGGTAAGGGGCCTAGCAAGCCCCTAAGTCTTTTGACCTATAGCTTAACGGTAGAGCAGCGGCCTCATAAGCTGACGGTTTTGGGTTCGAATCCCGATGGGTCAACCAGTTTTTTACACTTAAAATTTTTGCTGTATAATTAAATCTCACCAACCAAATGTCGAAAAGGAAATAATCATGAATCAAGGTAACATTAAATTTATCACTAAGAAAGCTGAACAACTTCGTGCAATTCTCGAGGAACTTGAAATCAAACGCGATGACATGCAGGAACGCTTTGACACAGCTTCTGAAAGATGGCAAGAATCAGACAAAGGCGAAAAAGCACAAGAAGAAATCTCTGCCTTAGAAGATGCCGTTAATAACTTAGAAGCCGCGCTAACCTCTATCGAAGAAATCGTGCAATACGACTAAAGTATAACTGACGAGGCCTGATTGGCCG